GACAAGTTAATGCCGCGCCATTTGTGAGTCCAAGGTTTAGATTCGTCGCCGTAATTGCTGCCGCTCCGGCTGCTGTGCCTGTAACAGTAGTTAATATCCACTCACTATCAGCCGCCGCTGAATAAGTATCTATTGAAGAGACAACAAAATCCTTAGCACTATTTGTATTCTTGAAATAAATTGAATATTCTGCTGCATCAACATCAACATCTATCATGTTAATAACATAGGCATCGCCGTTCAATGTTGCGCGATGCATACCAAGTGGATTATAGATTTTAAGCTCATTATCATTTGTCAAATCAGCAGCTTTGCTGTTCGACGAACCCACTAACAAAACTGTACTAGTGTCCATAATTGTAATTCCTTAAAAATTAGTTTAATTTCTGTTTTAAATAATTTGCATAACTATATTTCTCATTCAAAGGAAACTCCTCTTTGCTATTTGCAAAATCGAGTAGCATATCAGTAAAATTCTCAACATCACTTGCGCCACTAAATGGTCTTATGCAATACTTCCACAAAAGAAACTCAGCGGTCTTTCTGCCAATAGCCTTAGTATTCCTTAATTTTGGTGCTATTACGCTACCATCGGTAAAGTGTATTGCTTCAAGATTGTGAAAGTATCCTTTTGCGTACTGGACAATAGGGATACCCTTAACAAACAATTCTCCTGATATTGTAGAGTTATAAAGCAATACAAACTCACAACCATCTACATTATCCATAGTGCCATATTTAGCACCGGTGCCTTTTATAATTTCAATAGTCTCTTCCCTATCGGTGGCAGAATGTTCCGGATGTGCCTTAAGCAAAAGTCTATCACCGTAATACTTAGCGGCTTTTCTTATAAACTCATAATAAGGTTCCTTGCCTCCCACAATTCCGACACTCATATCTCTTGATAATTGAGTTATTAGTACAACATATTTCCATTTATCATAGTGATTAACGCAATCCCAAGTTCGTGGTGAATATTTTTTATTGTCTTTAACCAGATTAAGAATATTCTTTGTTGGTGGTATATAATTCTTTATTGCTTCATTGGCATCATTTAACTGACTATTACACCATAACCCCTTAGCGTCTAAATGCCAAGCGTTCTTCCAGAACCCACATTCCGCAACATAACCTGGGGCAATCTTACTAATATCTGGATGTCCCCAAAAAAACGAAAATCCTGCATGTCGCGTAGGAAAACCAATTATGTTTATGTTATCGCCATGAGAAGAAATCCTTTGTATTTCGTCGACAAATTCATTATCCCACAAAACGCCCTTTAGTTTACTTCGTGAAGAGCACACATTACTATGCAATTTCATATCGCGTTTTTCGTAATATATTGTAGTTGTGCGAATCATATAACTTTATCCCAATTATAACTCGCAATTTGGCCAGTCATATTATGTGTGATGCACTCAGGTAAATAATCATCCAAAACCGTCAACTCTCCTATGTCAGAAAAAAGATTGTTGGGCAATTCAAACTTCTTATTCCTGACTATTACTGAAACATTATAACCATATGTTCTTACTTGTATATCCCTACAGTTAATTCCAGCCATCACGAGATTGTAAATTAGCAAACCAGCATTCCAAACAGATATATGCCCATTTACTATTTCATTTTTCATTGGTGGTACAGTAATAACAATCAAACCATTATCAACCACATCATTAGATATTTTCTTTAAAAACAAATTAACATTCGGCTGATGTTCTAATACATGACAACACCACGCACAATCAAACTTACTTTCAAATTCTGCTATCATATAATCGCAACAATCGCCATATCTTTGAGAACGAATATCTACTGATGTTACGGTTTTCCCAGCATCAACAAAAGCCTTAGACTGTTGACCATTACCAGAACCTATATCCAGAACAGTATCAAAGTCATAATCTAATATCAACTTACTAAGTACGTCTTTACCTAACATAACATTCCTTAAAAATAAGGGGCAAGTCTCCCTGCCCCCAATCATAAATTATGCTCTTTGTTGCCAAACGCCCATGTAATCAATATATAATGTATTCAACGCCGCTGTTGAGTTGTTAATACAAGCTATCGGTGCCAAATACTCATTATCAGGTATGTTTGTGGTAATCTCACCTATCTGAGAACCATTCTTATACCCTATAATCTTACTATCACCATCATAATAAAAAGCAAGATTAACCCACGTGTCATCAACTACTGCAAATTCAGAAGTGTCAGACTCAAGATTACCAGCTGCTGTGCTGTCTTTGGTTGCTCTAAGTAAAATCGTGTCAACCGTAGCGCCAGTATCACGAGCAAAACACACACTATCTGTGATGAAATATGCTCCAGCGGGCATTGGGTCTGTATTGGTAACCGCAAGACCAATACACCATTCTGCAAGACCAGTATCAGCAAGTTTTACTCTACACTTAAATACCGCTGGTAAACCAGCCTCCAACTTAACAACCTCGGGGCCTTGAATTTGTGTGTAGTCGTCAGCAGCAACATCTGTTACAAGCCTAAGAATACCATGGCCACCTGCACTTCCATCACAAACAACACCTTCAATAGAACTGCCAGTTGTACCAGCCTCTGTAGTAGTATTTACCCAACCGCCAAGAACGCCATCAGAACCAACAGCAAACTGATTAAAGTCATCAAACCACTGATACACTTGGTCTGGTGTGCTACCTAAAATATATCCGGGAAATTTAATTAGTTCCCCTACTTGAATATCCATTTTAAAACTCCTAAAAAGTAAAGTTAATATTTAATTTAGTCATCACAGCCAACAACACAACCAATTGCAGTTGGTGAAGTAAGCATGAAAGCAAAATTCGCTGACAATTTACCAACAACACCAGCAATCAAAGCGACGTCAGGGTCAAATTCACTCTTGATGAGACCTTCGCTCTTTTTGTGAGTCGTTGTGATATTAAACTGCTTGCTGTCAAGAATAAATACTCTTTCAGCGTCAGCAGAATCATCAGGAACGTCAGTGTCTTTGATACAAGCCAAGGTGTCAACAATAACATTCGGGAAACCAGCCATTACAAGGTCGGCTCTTCCGAGCGGTATCTGATAACCAGTAGCTTGAGCAGTAAGCAATCTGTTTCTTAAAGCTACATATGGGCCAGTATTCATTAACGCAATATCAGGTTTGATTCTTGTGCCTGTGCCAGAAATACTTGCAGTAAGAGACATCTCTTCTGCCATATAAGCAAGTATTTCTATATTAGCAGTTGACCATTTATCCGATGTACTGCCAAATTTACCGCATACACCTTCAACAGAACCAACTAATGGTGCCCATTGTGGGTCGTCCCAACCCTTAGCAATAACACTTGCAGAGCTTCTATCGAGACAATCACCCTCAGTAGAGGAGGCAGTAGTCTTTAGAGTTCTACCACCATAAGTAGCGCCAGCAGCAACAATAGCAACCCCACCAGTATTAAGCGGGTCCCCACAAGCAGCAGCAAGACCAACAGGGTCCTCACTTGTTTCGTTTTTGTTGTAGATAGAAGGACCTATCGCATCGTACATAAATATCTGTGCGAGTTTAAGGTTCTCTTTAACCACATCAAAAATCTTATTGTCAGTAGCGTTGCGATTAGCCTCAAGGGTTCTATCACCAACACCATACGTTTTGTTAATCCAGCAATAAGGAAGATGTGCCCTATTGACTGGTTTCTGCTCTTCAAAAGTAAGAACATTCAATTCACCGTCAGGATTGCCAAACGTAGCAGTCTGACCAGTTGGAACATTTCTTACATACCATTCAAATTCAGTATGCGAACCATTCCATTTGATTCTTTTCTCGCACATCTTTAGCAATGCACGTTCATTGAAAAAGTTTTCCACAATAGGCTTGTGCGCAAGTTTGATTTTCTGCGCTAAGGCCCTTGTGTCAATAGCATTTTGTACACCCATTTTTTATAACTCCTTAGTTATCAAAGCCTAATCCTCAAACGCCTCGTCAACAGTCATTACTTTCTTAATTGATTCTGAGGCTTGTGGGGTGTGAGACTTTGTATTAGTCTTTTTGTTTTTGTTTACGGTTTCTACGATTTTTTCTTTATTAACAACTGGCGATTCTACTTTGTTTTCCGGCAAAAGGTTGCAAGCCTCTGAAAAAGTCACCGTTGGGTGCTTCTTCATTAGCATAAAAACACTTTCAGCCCTTTCGTCTTTGTTTCGCCAAAGCGTTGCGAGACCATATAGGTCTGTGTAAGGACGGCCCTGTTCACCAAGCCATTGCTTGTCATCGAATATTTTCATCTGCTCCATATCAACATCTGTGATGTCAGCATGAAGAGCAAGAAAAGCATCGTATTCAATGTTCTCTTTAGTCTGTTGCAATGTCTTAGTTACATCTGGTACGCTCTTTTTAACTTCGTCAGCGACCATCTGTTTGATTGCGTCGCTTCCATAAGTCATAATAGCCTTAACAGGATTCTTCTCATATAAAGTATTAAACTTGGCTGTGTCAGCCTCATCTAAATCTTTTATATCAGCAAGAAAATCTTTCGGCTTTACTACTTCTTTAACTTCTTTTGGTTTTTTGAGAGCTTCCATTTCTCGCCTCAAATCACCTATCATATTTACAGTATGACCGAGTTGCGTTCTATCACCTTTTATTTGCTTGGCAACCTCTTCTTGAGTCTTGCCATCAAACATTGGGAGACCAATCGACTTCCAGTCTACTTTGCTTTCGGGTTCTTTTTCTACTACAACTTCTTCTACAACCTCTTCTTTTGGTTTCTCTTCCTCAACTACTTCGGTCTTTTCTTCTTCAACAACCTCTACCTTTTCTGGTGTCTCGGTTTTATCCTCAACCTTTTCAATATCTAATTCAGCAAGCTCTTCGTCAATACCTTCGTTAAACGCTTCGTCTATTGATGTTAGTCCTTTTGTCTCAGTCAGCATAATACTTTCCTTGAATAAATGCCTATTACGGCTAATCTTGTTTTAGTTGGCTATTCGACAATTCGGTATAGCCTTTTTCTTTTAACTTTCTATCCCAATGCTTCCTTCCTTCTATTACCTCGTTATCTAATCTTGTATCCCTTTTACCAGTCATACAAAATGATGTATCAGTAACTAAATTAGGGCATGAGAATTTCCTTTTTGCCCACTTACCACAACTGCATAAAGCCTTAGACGAATTGCTTTTCATCTTCATAACTTTATCAAATGTGTTTCCGCATTCACACTTAAACTCATATAGAGGCATTTTGATTCCTCTCAGACTCTTCCTGTTGCATTTCCATTTGCTCCCTTCCATCTGGCTCGGCTAATTGGTCTTGTATCTGTTTCTGCTTTACAGCTTCATTCTCTTGCTGTATCTTTGTAGCATCGTCCTCAGATGGTAAAAAGTCATCTATATTATCAATGCCAGCAGTGTAACACATAGTCTTAACATACTTAACCGCAAGGTCTGGTCTGTTAGTTGTTTCAAGTAATGGGCCTATAACCTCAAGATAATACTGTTTCATGATAGCAGCTTTTTTCTCTTTAGTAGACTCTCTCGTTGAACCAGGCATTACCCTAACCGCCGTACTCAATTTAAACACTATCGGAGAAAACTCTTTAGCAGTCCGCCAGAACGCAGCCAATTCGGGGCCAACAATAGCATCAGCACCTAACTGTATTAGCCTTGCTCCCCTTGTAAGGGCCTGCTGTGCCTCTTCCCATGGTAAGGATATTAACTGCGTCCCAGTTTCGCCAATACCATCGTCAACCATCATTTCAACTGTTGATATACTCGGTATTTCTTGATGTGCTATTTCAAGAAGTTTAATAGCGTCCTCGGCAATTGAAGATTCATACCCCTCTGGCCCACCAAGTCTACGATTGATTCTCTGATGGGCATTAGCATCATGTATCGAAGCGGCAAGAGCAGTAACGTCTTTGTACTCAGAGGCGGTAGAAGATAACAACTCACCCAATGCAGAAGCCTCTTTCCTAACTCCGTTAATAACATCATACGCTTGCATAAGTGGATACTCAAACTTACCCACATCAATTAGTCTAACTTTTGGATTACCTGACGAGTCAAGCATATCAGCCAAATAATACTTATCAGGATTACTCATGAAGTTTTCAATAGTTGTAGCAGCCAAGGCATTCGCAGATGGCATACCTGCAAATTTCTTTCGTGCAGTGAATTGTGAGTTTTCCTCAATGTCACTTAAAAGATTATCACAAAAAGTATCAATTCTATTCATGTGGTCATTGTCTGTGTATGAATAGAGACTTTCTGATACTGTATTAAAACTTAATCCGGTTATTGGAAATTCATCTTCATCTAATTCATACGGCCAATCTACATCTGCAACTGCCTTTTCTAAACCCTCAACATATTGCAAGTATCGCTTAGGTGTATTGAGCTTCAACTCTTCTACCATACTCTCGGTAGGTATCTCTTCTTCCTCTGTCTGCCGAATAGCAGAATCGCCCTTAGCGAATATGTGATAAACCTTTACTACCTTAAACATCTTGTCATCTGCCTCGGCAGGTAAATTGTCTTGCTGTTCCTCGGTAAGTACGGAACCTGACTTGTTTATAACTTTTTTCATCTCCTCAGTAGTTAAATCATACGCAGCCCTAAACTCCTCAAGACTCATTACATCTTCGTAACCCTTCCACGTAGCCAACTCTTCTTGATTATTGCAGTCAGGGTCAATGAACACACTCTTAGCAGGTAAATATCTACAAGTAGGCAACCACTTCTTAACATCAAAGCCAACAAGTGTATAACCAACATTCCTAATCAAAGTGCTATCAAGTTTCTTAGATTGAGTCCTTTGTATCTTCTGCTCGTCCCAGATATACTTTAACATTGCAGCGTCACACTCTGCCTGCTTAACCGCCACAGGATTAGACATGAAAGCCTTGGACGGTTGTATGTCAAATTGAGGACTGTTCTGGTCAAGAAATGATTTCAACGACTCATACAGTAACCTAAAACCAGAAAGATACGGTTGTTTCTCTATCTCTTTTACAAGCAACTTCTGCTCTGCACGTTCCCATGCTTCCGTAGGGTGAGTTTTCTTGGCACGTTTTATGTTGTGCATCCAATAGTGATATAGTTTTATCTCATCAAGCATAAGCTCTTGCCTTTGATTTTAGCTTCATTTCATTTAATCTTAGGTTTTCCTGCTTTAACTTCCAATAATCTGCCATGTTAAATTTGGTTTTCTTAGGCTCTTTGTAAAATATCTTAGTCTGACAAGCATATCTTACACAGTCTGCACCATCATCATTAACATCAACAGGCTTCTCTTTTGGTCTTGTTTGTGTTTGGTCGCCCTTACTCTCCTGCCATCGAAGATTACTACACTCAAGAAAAACCCTATTGGAAAATCGAGTATCAAATGTCAATGCCGGTACAGTAGATAATTCCTTCAATAATGAGTTATTAAGTTTAAACTTGTCCAGAATAGGTATGTCATTACCAGCTAACTTCTTTCGAGCAAGTGTAGACATTAACATCTGATTAACCCTGTCATAACCAACAAAAGAATTATCGGCAGGTTCAGCGAAAATTTGGTTCTCCGCAAAAACATCTATCAATGGTGTTAAGTTTATTTCATTACGCTTCTTAGTAGACGGGTCTATAATACTTCCAACAATAGGCTCGTCCCTATCAATACCACGTATCAATCTGCAATTCTCAGCAATACTTCTGCCAACTGAATAAAACTCCCTGAATACATGCCTGTCGCCATACTTGTTTATCGCAATCCATACACATACTGTCGGATGCCTAATCCCTTGATCAATAGACCTGAATATCGCCCAGTGACCGTCAAAGACATCATACTCAGCCATGTGGTCATTAGATAGCATAGGCCATAATCTCTGCCCTGTATAAGCATTGTAGCTTATCTCCTGCTCTCTCTGCCATAAAGGACTATCCATGCCACCATAACGAGCAGAGGTAATAGCCGCCCAATCACCACGCTTTAAAGGATTAGCTGTGTAATGTATCCTGACATGTGCAAAATCAGACGGTAACCGCCTAACCTGTATGCCAGTAGCTATCTCTTTAAATTCGTGGGTTAGTTCCATTGCCTTAACGCCTCTACTCCACCGCATTTATAAATTCATCCCATTCGCCGCCATTAGCAGTACTTACTGTCTTGATGTCCTTGCAACATGCCAAAGCCGCAGTCTTGCATTCCTCAAACTCACCCTCAAAAAAACCAGCTTCATCAATTATCGTAATCGTAGGATTGTATGACCGTATCTGGTCGCCACCACTAGGAATACCCTTTATCAATGAACCAGTCTTGGGAAACTTCAACTTGCAAAAACTACTGTCTGTCTTACTAAACTTGGGACGCATCCACTTCGGCTGGTTAATTGCCATGAAATACGCCCGCTTAACTAACTCTGTGTCAGCTACCTCCTCCTTCTTAGTTTGACAAATAATCTCCTGCTTGCTCATAAACTGTGCGTGCCACAAAGCATATGACATCAATAACCATGTCATCCGCATCTGACGACTCTTGTCAACAGCTAAAAATGGCTCGCGAAACATCATGTCAAATGTAATCTTTAAATACTCGTCAGCAGGAAACCGATGCGTCTCAGCACCCTCAACATTCTCGTCCTTCTGTAAACTCCATACATAATTTACCAACCAATACCAAGGCTCAACCATACATCGAGCTATCTCAACCGCCTGCCATTCCTTGTCCTTCAGCAATGCGTCATACTCAACACCATGAATTACAGGTAATAATTCAGAATTACTTGGATATATCATTTCAGACAAATTAAGTCGGTTTCTCTAAATATATAAAATCATTATATTTCGTAATGCATTGTCGATAATTTCGGTAGTTTGTGCGAATTGGACTGTCTGGAACTGCAACCTTATATGGAACTCCGTTGTACTCATCTTCAACACTCATAACCTCGCCGTCCTTAATGCCACCTATAAATAAACTCATTTCTCTATTCTCTCTTTCTTATGTCTTTTATTGCTACGCCATATAAATTGGGTAGGTAGGTATATATATACATACTATCATCTCGAACAGGGGGGGGTGGGTGTTCCTGTTACCCCGTGGAGCGTCCCTGCCTTCGTGCTGCTGCCTTGTTGTTGTTGTTGCTACCATTTATACCGCCTTAGTCTATCGTGCTTGTATGAGCCAGCAGTTAGTTCGTTGTAAACTCCAGCTTTCATCTTGATATAGTTGTACTGGCTGTCAGATATGCCTGCCGGTCGATGAGGTAACCGGATCGCTTTGGTTATCGCAGGCCTTGAGGTCTTAACATTTGAGGTCTTAACATTATCAGCTTTGGGTCTAACAGGGTCTAACAGATTAGGTCTAACATTCACAGGGTCTAACATGGGTCTAGCAGTAGCGGGTCTAACAGCTTTGCCCTTAGCAACAGCCCTGCGATTAGCCATATACTTACGCTGATAATCCCTTTTCGCATGCCCTGTTAGCATTATTTATATCTTACATTACTACCATCGACATATAGTTAGGCCCTTACAATCAATCCTCAGGCCCTTTTTATCCTAGTTTTAGCCGCTTCCTGCGGGTTTCGCTACTTTCAACAGGATTATCAACATTCTCAGGACGTGGAGAGTTATCACTCTGGCTGTTGATATTGTCTGTAAATCCGCCCAGAGTCCTGAACATACTATCGATACAGCCTTTAGCATTTGTCCTGTCCGATTCTGTCCTACACTCCGAGTATAAATCTCTAGCTTCCTGTTTTAGCCACTCGATGTCATAAGTCTTTTTGGTTTCAATCTTTGCGAGTTTGGCATTTATTCTATCCTCTGCTTTTTTCCACAAGTCTGATATCCTTGATTTTGCATAACCCGCAGAATAGCCACAATGTTGCAAAGCAGTATACCAGCTATACTTTGGTGTGTGCTTGATATATACCTCTGTGACATACAAGTCTATCGCTATGGCCAGTTTATCGGTTCTGTTTACTGACATTTTATTTTAATCCTGCCGGTTTAGCTATTTTATTGTTAAGTGAATATCTAACTTTATACCTATATTATACCACTTTTTAGGCTCTATGTCAAGGACTAATTATATATTTACATAACTTTTGTCATTTGTTTGTTAGATATATGCAAAACTAAGATTATTCTGCAATTTATTATGGATTTTTATTGCTATTTATTTATGTTGTGTTATACTAATTGACGATAAGAGTATTAGAGCGTTAATCTTTATTTTGAAAGGGTTTATGATTATGAAATTACAACGAACAAACCAAAGTGTTAAATTATGGTTATCACCTAACGATACTTATAACTGGGCACATAAAACCAGTGCTTGCTGGCCGTGTAGTTTTTTGTCGAACAAGCGATTATTTGTAGAATATGACAGCAACGGCGATTTAGTCGATATAGCCGTAAATGGTAAAACGGCCGATTTTGACGCCACTGAATTAAATGCTATTGTGGCTGACTTTGTACCTCAAACCGGCATTATCACACTAAACATATAGCTAGATACTATTGTAATGTTAATCTTTATTTTGAAAGGGAATTGTAATGAATGCAACTAATTATCAATTATGCTCTTATGATGTTTGGGGTAATGATATAGATGGTTATGAGGTCAACGACAAATACAAACTTGATATTATATCCCTGCCAGAATCACCCACAAACAGCCAAATTCTTAAGGCCCTTAAATCCTGCGGGTTTCTCAAGTCCACGGTTAAACTAAGCCAGCTTGAATTTGACGGGGACGAACAAACTATTTACATAAATGTCAGCAGGAACGGGGCACCATTTTGCGAATTAGCCAAAAACTAACATTTTCCACTATGCAGCCTAACCTCTGCATAGACTTAAATGCTAATCTTTATTTTTGAAAGGGTTTATGATGTTAAAATTTGAAGTCAAACTAAATGATATCAAGGTGGGGCGTTTCAACCTTAAAACAAATGCAACGTTTCAGGATTGCATATGTAATGTTGTATTTCAGGTTGAGGCCGCCAAGCATGGCCTTGGATTAGATTCAAGTGTAACAGGATTAGTATCCGGCCTTGTTATTGTAGATAATGACAAGGATATAGTAACTTTCGATCCCATGTTTTTTGACTGGGATTCGGAAAGCTTTAAGACAATTTAACATTTTCTACCGTGCGGCCTAACCTCTGCACGGGCTTAAATGCTAATCTTTATTTTTAAGGAGTTTATACCATGAATACAGCAAAAACAATACAATTTATCAGCGAATCAGAAGCATTATTTATTGCCGAATTACAAGATAGGCTTGATGTTACCGATGAGGATAAAGATAATGGTTATATTCAAGACCTCTTCGCCGCAGACCCCGATTATATCAGATTTGCAAAATGTGAAGGCAGGGGTCAAACACCGTTTATCGCTGTTACTGAAAATGAAGTTACTTATATTATCACCCCCGCGGAGATAGAATCAGATGAAGAGGAAATTGTCAATTGGTGGCTCGAAGGGGCTAAAAACCAAATAAACATAGAGAATAACTGGCAGGACTGGCAAAATGTCAATCAGGGTATAGCTTACCGCGGCGGGTCTGGCTATTGCTATGCTTTATATGCCAAAAACTAACATTTTCTACCGTGCAGCCTTGTTTTGTAGCTATTAAAACAGTGAACCAATAGCCACAAACTTATTTATTGATATCTGAATAGCCACTAACCTTTTATTTAATGGAGATGATTATGGAAACCAAATATCGCACATTTAAATATAACAATGCAAACAGCCACTTACTGGATGAGTTTGAAACGCTGGATAAGGCCATAGAATCGGCCAAAGCATTACATAATCCAGATTGCCCATGTTGGCAGGGTATTTATGTTGTCGACAATAATGGCAAACCTGTTTGGGACTCTCAGAAATAAATTTAATAGCCTAACGGCAGAAATGGAGATAATAAATTATGAAATTTATAGCTAAAAAATCGCAATGTTGCACAATGGCAGGGACTATTTGCCACGAATTTGAAACCGAAAACGTGCAGAAAATGGCCGATTTTATAATGGCCGCCTATTCTTATGGTGGTTGTCAAGACCGCCGAGACGATGATTTTGCCGAGATCCAAAACGGCAGTTTAATAATTACCTGTTACGGAACTGTTTTTGAGCCTGTAAAAATTGAAAGCCCACAAACCATCATTGACGAGTTGCTAAGCCTTGAATGGGCTGATTTACAGATAGATTATGAAGATTAACAACTCTGCATTACCACCCATGTAATAAGCAAAAGTCTACATATACGTAGTCAAATAGAAGCAGTTAGTCTATATATATGTAGTAAAATCTAAACTTGAACTTTAAATTTGCAGAAAGGAAAATTATGCTAATCGTTATACTTAAAGCACTTTTTTGTCCGTATTTGCTAAATAATGAACCTTATGTTAATCTAAGAAAGAGAGGCTGATTATGTACACAAAAGGAAAATGGCACGTATCTGCCTATGATGGCGGTTGGGATTGTGTAAGAAGCTCGCACGACTCTATTATCTGCAAATTGGAGCTTAATGAACCAGATAACGCCGAGCGTATCTGCCATTGCGTGAATCTGCATGATGAGCTTGTGGAGGCGTTAGAGTTTATCAATAAAAACAGTTATCCAGGTTTGGCAGTTGACGAAGGAACGCTATTAAACCGGATTTACAAGATTTCTGGGCAGGCCATTGCTAAAGCAAAGGAGGAAAAATGACTAAAACTTGTAAAAATTGTTATTTCTTTGAGTGGTTAAACGATAATGATGGATTCTGCCACCGGTATCCCCCTTCTTTTCTCGGAAAAGATGACGAACACGCCCAGCCTGCATATGTTTTTATGACTCAGTGGTGTGGCGAATTTATATCAGATAAGGAGAGCAAATAATGTGTAAACGATGCGGTAAATGCTGTCATAGAGGCGACTTCTGGCAATTGTGCAAACATCCGCTAATTGTCGAATTTACTAAAATAATGCGGCAAAATAAGATGATAAAAGAAGATGGCAAGTGCCTTATGCTTGCTGATGGTAATGTCTGTCTGATTGAGAAATATCTCGGCAGGCGTTGGAAACCTCAAGTATGTTTAGATTACGATTGCACCAGAATTGGCGATATTGAAAGAGACGATATATCTAATTCAAGGAAAAATATGAGCTTTTACGCTGATTTAAACTCAATCGGCAGGCATAACGAGTTTAAAACGGCTTTCGAGCAGATAGGATTAGACCCAAAATCACTACCCTGCAATTACGGCGATAAGTACCTGCGAGGCCGAATACTAATGGCCTTCGACAGGGACAGAAAAAGAGTCGCCGATATTATGCACGAATTGGCAATTGACCTTATTCTGGAGGATATTGAAAATGAATAAAATACCAACTGATGCAGAATTTAGGCAGGAAATTAAAGAAGGAATCAATAAGCTAATGCTGACTAACGGCAAGACATATAAGGCCACGATTGCCTCTGTGGGCCGCCAGTTGGATTTTCCGGGCCTTAAACCTTATATGGGGGGAATTACCTCTAATATGAATTTATGCCATAGCGGGCAAATCAGAGCGTTTTTTGCAGTTGCACAATAATTCACGCTATGTCCTTGTAAAGCATATATTGCAACAAATAGGGGCGCATTGATAAGATGTGCCCCAGTTGCTTATTAAGTTGTCAAAGAACCTAAAAATTAAAGGATAAAATAATGCGATTAACAGAATACATTCAAGCAGTCAAAAATGGTGTTCAGGGCGATGATGCCTTGCAATACACTCATATTGACATACAGGCGTTGTGGCCTGAAATTAAGATAGTAAGAGCACAAAACAGGAAACATGCTCGTAATGTAGCCAAAGGACAAGGTTTATTGTTTTAAGTATTAACTCTTAATTCTGCAGTAGTACATATTGCTTTAAACTGCAATACGTTTGAGTGTTGATAGACCTCACCCCTACGATAAGGGGCAAAGTCAAATCTGCAATGACGCCGTCGGCAGATGAGCCTCTTTCTTGTTTCACTCTTTTCTCGCCCAAGTAGCAAGTTCTCTTGCAATAACGGGAGCTATTGACTTATGGCGGGTTTAGTATCAAACCATAAGATTAAAAACATTGGCGAATTATTTACACAGGCTTATCATTCCTGTATTGCCATATTGCTACTCACTCAAGCCGTAATCGATATGGCACGACTCTGAATCAGATGTATTATTTACTTAACTTCTGAATAAGTTTTGCGTTTACTTAACAAGCATTACTTATCAGGATTATTTCTTGTTAGTCTATTGTATCTTTTCTTCACTTCAATATCCACTTCCCGCATAGCTTCCGCGATAAGCCTCATTCGGCCCATTACTGACTCTTCCCAGTGTTTTTGTATGTTAAATCTAAACATTAGGCTCTCTGGCTATTTGGATATCATGGATTATTATAGCCTGAAAGTCATTTACTACGTTCTGGGCAATTTCGATTGCATCTGCTAATTCTATGCTATTGTCAGAATTTGACATTAACAGCAAAATTCTGTTGATTTCTCTGATAGAATCGTGTATTTCAATTATAGGGTCTGGTTTCATTTTGTACCCTGCAAAAATTTTCTTGTTGCCTTATCTACTATATTGGCTTTTCTATTGCCGGTACGTCTAACTGGGCTGGTGGAAGTAGTGAACCTACTCTGAAAGCACTCATCGCACTCGTTGCCGTGTTCCAGCTCAATACCGCAACCAATACATTTATATTTTTGATTGTCCATTGTTGATAATCCCTTATCTATCCCTTATATTATAGCATAATTGCGTTGCAATGTCAAGTAAAATCTTTTGGTGGTAATAGTTTATTGCTGGTCACAGGATATCACAATTTTAATCTTATGGCAAGTGAAAATTTATTGTGCTGTAATTGCCTTGCCGGACTAAAGTTATAAAAATCTTCAAAATAAAAATAAATAAACCCTTGACAAGCTAATGTTTATGTTGTAGTGTGTCCGATGTAGATTACATAACAAAACTTAATAAGGAGATTGATAATGGCACAGGTAGTACATTACATATGCGATAAATGTAGCAGAGTATCAATAAACGAGGACAATCTTTTGCCGTGCACTATTGAAATTGGTTCTAACAATTACTACTCAGGAAGAAAGAACCGTCTCTATCTGAATATATGCTCTTCTTGTGCAGAAAAATTAGGATTCATTAAAAAAGTTACTAAGGAGAATAAGGTTGTCAACGAAATACAAGACACAAAAGACAAGCTTTATGAAACAGTTGTTCAGCTAATACAAGAAACGGGAATACAAGTACAATACTAATAAGGAGATTTACAATGGTAAAATCACAGAAATTGAAGCTTAAAGACATCAAGGTTGGACAGAAAGTTATCATTAAGTCTATAATTGGCAAATTTGATTGTGTTGTTGTTGTGAGTAGGGTGTTTCAGTATAGCATCGATGTTAGCATTAACGATGGTGGACACTTTAATTTTAACGAAGATTCATTCAATTTCTACATCTGCCCACCATCACTGGAGCTTGTTCCGAATTGGCAATATAGTGATAGGCCTTGTATATTATTGGAAGGCATAAGGCCGAGTGGCGTAGCTGCATTGGCTTGGGAAGGTCCAGACATGGGAATATGTACAGCAATGACGATACCGACACGTATCCCCGACATCAACGACAAAAAAGACAATCTACTGGCTAAGGCTGATGAGCTGATAGAGAAGGCCAACGAACTGAAAGCAGAAGCGAAAGCTCTTTGATATATTCTTCCTCCTCTTAGGCGGTCGGCTACTCTCCTGACTGGCCGCCTATTTTCCGAGGATATAACTCACAGGAAGCCGAGTTGCTTTACTCCTCACAGGAAGAGAGCTTCCAATAACTCGGCTTCTATTTGACAACTAAATAATGGCACAGTGGCGAAAATAGGTAGCCGCATCAAGTGGTCTGCGAGTGAGATACGCAGTAATACAGGTAGAAACCGGACTATCAACGAAGCTTCAATCTCAGAACACCACTTTGAGGGCCGAATTACGGGTAAACCAACCATGTGAAGTGCAAATCTTCACCTGTGCCTTGGTTTGATTTTGCAAGCCCACCTCGTTGGTGGGATACTACTTCCTCGGCAGGGGGAACTCATACAGCCCCCTGCTATTTTGAAAGGATATGATATGAAAATTATAATTTATTTTTTGGCTATTTGCTTTATAATATCTTTAATGGTTCTAAATTACGCACAAAATAAGGCTATCCACTCCCTATCCCAACAGATAGAGGATATAAACACCCTGTGGGAGCTGTCAGAGCACGATAGAGGCGTCCAAAAGACTCGCATAGACAATATTGAGACCATAGGCTACAAGGCCGCCGAGTGCATTGTCAATGGCGACATGGACGGCCTTACGGAACTTGCGTGGGGTGCGAAATGATAGAAACTTGCAAGTGGACATTTGATATTGACACTTTTTCAGATACTATACAGCCGTGGCATACGGAATGCAAGCAAGCCTATTGCTTTAATGAGGGCGGGCCTGAGGATAACAAATTGAATTATTGCCCTTATTGTGGTAAAGAAATTGAGGTGGTAAAATGAAACGATGTAAATGGTGGCAATTCTGGCTGTTTAAGATTAAAAAAACATACGATAATTCGATAGATAGATTTGTTGATAGGGTACAATTTGATTTTCTTGAGGGGTTATGTGCTACCGTCGACATACCTTACGAGCCGCCCGCTGCTGATGATGATTGGCCGGACTGGGAGGATAACCTAAGAGGCAAAATTGCAGATGCTATGCAGAAAGTGAGTGAACAATGAGTGGAATTAAAGTAGGCGATACGTTTAATGCATTTGTCAAAAAAGGTATCAATAGTAAACGGCTTGACGGCGAAGAGGGTGCAGGGCAGTTGGCTATGTTTTGTCCTGCCGTTGCCACAAAGATTTACGGCAAAATCGTAGAAACCGAACATATGTATTACAACACAAACGACTTTGAATTTGAGGTGATATAATGGACATAACTGATATTTCACTGCTCGGCGGGTTAGGTCAGGACGGTTTACCGCTAAAAGAGGCTGAGGCGGAGGTAACCTATTGCCTATTGTGTGGAGCTGAGAGCAAGGGTGATGTGCTTTGTGAGGGTTGCTATAAGGTTGGCTGTATTGGTTGCGTCAAAAACGTAGAGATAAATTTTCTCGAAAAAGAATACAATCTATGTCTTAGCTGTCTTGAACACAAGAAAAAGGTTTTAGAAATTAAGCAAACAAAAGAACAGATTTCCGCCCGCCACATACAAGACGAAATAGGCACAGACATAGACCAAATAAACAAAGCCATTCTTGAGTCATTATATTGCGGAGATAGATAAATGAGAGAGATACTGTTTAGAGCGTGGGATAAAGACTTAAAGAAAATGTTTTATTCAAATAAATGTCACTTTAACGTTGGTAAAGGTGGTGTGTGTATGTGCCATAAAGAGTGGATAGATGAATTATTAGCTGGCGGGTTTGTTAGTCAGGGATATCACACTACTAAACTTCTTATGCAATACACCGGCCTCGACGACAAGAACGGCAAGAAGATATACGGTGGGGATATACTTTTAGTTACAAACCCAGACTGTCAACTGCAAAAAATGAAGGTAAGGGGAAGAGTAGATTTCCGATACTGCGCTTGGTACGTTGTAGATTTGAAGTCGTTAGTATGGCAAAAATATAACGTTCCCCCTCCAGTGGTCAATGATTCAATGCTATTCGCCACCATAATAGACAGCAAGGGAATTGAAGTCATCGGCAATATCCACGATAACCCTGAGCTACTGGAAACCTTATGACCTATCCCCTAATCCATACAATGCCACAGATGAGCGATGCGTGGTTTGATGTCAAGCGTGGCAAGATATCAGCTAGCCACCTTGCTCAGGTCAAGTGTTGCGGCAAGGGTAGGGGTGATTATATGAAGAAACTCATCTATGAGAGAATCCATAATATAACTGTTCATGGTGTCTGCACTACTGATATGAAGATAGGCGTTGATAGAGAAGATGACGCAAGGCGGTTGTATGAATGGACAACAGGAACAGAAGTCCAGCAGGTGGGCTTTATTCAAGTTAGCAATTATCTCGGTTGCTCTCCTGATGGGCTGGTTGGTGAACCCGGTATGCTGGAGATTAAATGTCCTAAGAAAACCACCCATGAGCGAACGCTAAGTAAAAAGAAGCTACCATCGGTATATAAGCCTCAGGTTCAGGGCCAATTATGGATAGCCGATAGAGAATGGTGTGATTTTGTAAGCTACTGCCCAGAGATGGAAGAAGAAAAAGACGAAATAATAATAATAAGGGTTGACAAAGATGAAAAGTATGTTAAAATGCTAAAAGCTGCAACGGAGCAGTTTATAATTGAGCTTAAAGAAAAGATGGGAGTTTGATAATGGGTAAAAAAAGAGATAGCATTGCTAACCAATTAACGGCAGGAATAGATTATTTTGGCCCAACAGAAATAGCGGAATTGAT